AGCATATGAAAAGGAGTGGAGCATATACGGCCTTGGTTTAATATTTAAAGGTAAAGACATTGTTATTCCTAAATGGGATACTTACAGCGACGATCCAGAAGGATATGATGTAAAAATATACGGTATTGATTGGGGCTGGAACGATCCTTTTTGCTTTTCACAAGTAATAATAGACGGTAGAGATTTATACATAAGAGAGTTAATGTACGGTAGTCACATAAGACCAGAAGATTATACTGATAGGATAATGCAAGAACAATACTTAATGGATGGAGAAACTTTTGTTGTTTGTGATAGCTCAGAACCTAAAAGCGTTAACGCTCTAACAGAAAACGATATCCCAGCAGTTCCCATAAAGAAACCCCCGGGTAGTATAATGGACGGACTCAAGAAGTTGAACAAATATAACATTCACATACACGAAGATAGTTCTAACATTCAGGACGAAGCAAACAGGTACAAATACAAGACAGACCCGAAGACAGGAGACGTTTTAGATATCACAATAGACAAGTTTAACCACGGATTTGACAGTGTAAGATATTGCGTATTAGCTTACGGATAGTTTGCATATCAAATATATTTCCGTATATTGCACCATCAAAAGTGAACTAGGGAATCACAAGAAATTTAGAATTGATAGTATCTCGCATTAGAAAGCCTTCCCCTAGTTGGCGTCTAATGTGGGGCTATCATATGTAAAAACAATTTATTATGAGTGAAATTTTAGCAGTAGTAGCGGTAGGTGTATTGATAGCATTATTTGTATCGTTTTCAAGTAGTGACAGTAAAAAGATGCAAGAACACTTAGGAGAGACAGTAATAATAGACGGCGACACATCAACAGTAGTAGATTATAGCACATGGTCAAACACCTACACTTTAGGTAACGGTAAGACTATATCAGAAGAGCTAATTAAATAACAAGTAGAGTTATGGTATTATTAAAGACGTTAGGAATATTTATATTCATGCTGGCAGTGTTCGTGCTTATTTTTTATGTGCTTTGTTATTTTTCCGACAACCATATCTTTAGAGCTAAACCTATATTAATTACTAGTGCATTTAATGCATTTATCACTTGCATACCTTGCTTTTACATCATTAGAGACAATAAAAATAAACGACACTATTAAACAATTAACTATGAAATGGATAAAACGTAAAGCTTCTGAATTATATGAGGATCGTCATTATTTATTAAAGACATTTATTCAAGTGGTAGTTATCTCATCGGTTACTAGCTTTGTTGTTGCGTACACGTTAACACGTTATGTATTTTAAACTAAAACAAAGAGACTTATGAAAGAGAAATATTTAACTAAGTTTCATGCTGAAGAATTCACTAAAGATGAAATTGATGATCTAATAAAACAGGCGGAACATAAATATAATAAAAAGTATAAGTCCTATAAATTAGAGAGTTTATTCCATCCTTATCTTGGTATTAATATTTGGTATTGTGAGGTAATGATTGAAGTAACTAAAAAGAAGTAACTAAAAAGAAATATGGAAACAAAAGAAAGACAATTAGAGATTTGGATATGTGACGAACTAAATGATTGGTGGAGTAATGGTCACGAAGCTTTTATTAAGAGTGCTTACAGAATGTTGAATTTCGGAATGGAGGTTGACACTATAAAAGAGATATTAGAAGATTGCTGTTTAGCAGTAAAACAAGAGTATGAATAATTGACAAATTGGCTACACTCTGAATATAAACACTAAATGCGTTCCTCGCTGTTGAGCGAGAGGATAAAACGCAAGCACAAGAGACTGCTAAGAGTCGTTGATGATTGTAGGGAGGTAATAGGAGTTGAAACACATCAGCACCCGCTTGGGTAAGACTGAAAATAAGTACCTGTACACTTAGAAATGTAAGTGTAGCCATGTCAATTACCGTTCATCATTTAAATTTACCGTTCATACTATTTACTCGTTTCAATCAGAACAGTTGACGTATATTTGAAGTGTCACTAAGGCAAACAATTAAAAACTAAACGATATGACAAAGCAAGAAATGAATACAGAGATAGCAAACATAGCATTAAGACTAGCAAAGGGTGTTAACCGTTGGAATCAAAACGGTATAGCATTAATTAACCGTGTGAACGGTACTGTTGAAACAGAGCTTTCAATGATGTCTTTTTCTAGTGATGTTGCCAAGGCAATGATGTCAACAGTTATCATGAAGACGTTTTCTAATAACCACCCTACACAATACCAAATAGTTCACCCAAAGGTTGGGATGGATCAAAACGGCAACTATACAAAAGACTATTCTAAATGGGCTTAGTTAAACATAGTGATAAGTTTAAGTCACGTTGGAGCAGGAAGAACCGATTAGGCATAGGGGAATATTCAAAAGAAGATTTATGGGGTTTTTATGTGAAATGGAAAATTAAATATAAATACAATCAATCTTTTGAACAGTTTTGTTATTCAGTTATTGATTTAAAAAAACAAAGGTATGAAAGTAGAGATTCTTTTAATGTTGGTTTATGGGGTTAGCGTTGTGTGTAGTGCTGTTTATGGGCTTTTATATTACTCATCAAATGGTATAGGAAGTGATGCTTATAAAGACGAGAATGATGCCGCATTAACATGGATGCCAGTATTAAATACTATATCTTGTATTATGTGGTTTACTGATTTTCCATTAACAAAATATAATAAATACCATAAAAACTAAACATGGGAAGAAATCCAAAAATTAAATTATTTATAAAGACAGATAAAGAACTAAACAAAATTACACATTGCGGGGTGTGTGGTGTTGGTGTAAAGTATAGAAATGCTTATTTCAAAGTAGATGAGTCTAATATATCAATAACAAATAACGCTGTTCCAATATGTAAAACTTGTAAAAACCAAACCAAATGAACACACTAACAGAACTAGATGAATTCTTCAAGAAGTTGAATCGAATGAGATCAACAAAGGATGAATATGAACGGGAGCGATTGAAGATCGAACTCGACGATTACCTTAAGCAGTTAGTTTAATAAATAGAATTATGAGCATTAAACAAATATTCAAAAGGTTTACATACCTACAGAGGGTAATTTACCAATACTAGAAGCAAGAGATAAATAATCCGTATATTAGTAGTCACTGATTAGCTTCAGTATAGTTTTACAGGTTAGGTTAAGGGTGGTATTAATTTACTGCCCTTTTTTATGCGCTATGGTGGTTAGATTTTAATCACAATTGACAAGTTTTTCGTCAATACAAATTATTTTCTTAACTTCGTGAACAAACCAACATAAATGGCTGACAACTATTTTACCAAACTAGGTAAAGCAATAATCAATAAGAGTCACTCAGGAGGAACATACCCCCTACAATCTCACGACACTTCTAGTTTCAAGCCGTTCAGTTCTTTCTTTAGCTGGATATTAGGTAATCAAGGTGGTTTAGAATTCAACAGGTACGTTGAAGCTTTCGGTGACAATCCTTTAGTTTACATGATAGTGAGCAAGGTTGCTTTTACTAGTGCCTCAATCAAGAGAATTGCAGTTGATGATAACGACGAAGAGATAGAAAACTCAGTTATATTAGATTTACTCAGTGAGCCTAATCCAGATCAAAGCCAGATAGAATTTTTAGAAGAGATTGGTGAGTCATTCAGTACAACAGGAAATGCATACATAAGACATATCCAAGGAGTAGGAGCAGGAAACGAATTACAGATACTCAAATCAAACAGAGTAGAAATAGTAGTTGACAATATCGGAGAGGTAACAAGTTACAAATGGACTAGGCCAGACGGTAAGGTTCAAACGATCCCAGCTGAAGAAGTTCTGCATATCCACACTTCAAACATTGTAAACATTGAGAAGTCAGAGGTTAAGTATGGGTTAAGCCCTTTACAAGCTGCGTGGATAGTTGTTCAATCATCAAGTGAGAAGCTACAAGCGGCAGCAAGTATATTTAAGAACCGTGGAATTATCGGTATTATCTCTTCAGGTAAAGACACCCCAATGCTACCTAAAGAACGTCAGAGAATGCAAGACGAGTTCGATACTGAGTCTGGTGGGTCTGATAAGTTCAATAAAATTAAGGTTTCATCTACAGCGGTTAACTTCACTCAAACAGGTATGAGTCCAACCGACCTTAAACTATTGGAGGGCATACTAGCTGACTTACGTTTGATGTGTTCAATATTCGGGATGCCAAGCGTGCTTTTCAACGACAACGAATCAAGCACATACAACAACGTTGAGACTGCTATAAAATCAGCTTATCTAGATTCATACATACCGTTAGCAAATAAGATTGACGCAAAACTTTCTACATTCCTTTCTGAGAGATTAGGAGTAGAGGAGACAATTAAGGTTGATCTTAATAGCATTGAAGTAATTAAGGCAGTAACTAACGAAGTGTTACAAGCGCTTAATAGTATGCCAGATAGATTGTCAGTTATCGCCATTCAAAGTTTAACAGATGATGAGATAAGAGAAATGTTAACAATTGATGCTCTCTCAAACGATCAGACAACAATAGGGCAAGCATCACAAACAACAACTACAGATGGAGGAGAAGCAACCAATTGAAGTAATAAAAGAAAAGGTTTCTAAGATGAAGGATTGCCCTACAAAGGATAAGATTCTAAAAGATATTGAGACTAAGCAGAAACATAAAACTATCTACAAATGATTATAGTTAAGGAATTTCCAGATAAGCAGTTCGAGAATAAAGAGGACTTGTTTAAGGCATTGAGAGAGAATAAAGCCGATTTAATTGCTACTAAGAAAATGGCTGTTAAGGAAGCTGATGCAATTGTTATCGTGCCGCCTGTTTCTAACACTGAAGGAGAAGTTATAAAAGCTGAAGAGGTTGAATTAGAATCATTAGATAAGATTAAAGCTGAATTAGTAATAAACACTACCTCGATCTTAGATTCACATTCTGATGTTCACATCAAGGGAATTTGGAAGAAGTCAGTTAAGGAAATTAAGAAACCTTATCTATTACAAGAGCATAGAATGAAGTTCGACCATATTATTACGGATGATGTAACGGCCTCTGTAAAGGTTATGACATGGAAAGAGCTTGGATTCAAGTTCGAAGGAGATACTGAAGCACTTGTGTTTGATGCGGTGATTTCAAAAAATCGTAATGAATTCATGTTTGATCAGTATGCTAAAGGATTTGTAAAAGAGCACTCCGTAGGTATGCGTTACGTATCACTTGAATTAGCGATTAACAGTGAGAGCAAATACGACAAAGAAGAAAAGAAAGTTTGGGATAAGCACATTGAGACTATTGCCAATAAAGAAGTAGCCGAAAATCAAGGTTATTTTTGGGCAGTTACTCAAGCTAAAATTATAGAAGGATCAGCAGTTGTGAAAGGTTCAAACTTTGCAACTCCAACAATATCTGTAGAAGCCGTCAACGACACCTCTGCAAAGTCAGAATCTAGCACAGACGATGACACACAAGAGCCGCCACAAGGCACTCAAGAAACACAAGAGGACAACAGACCGTCCACTAATACTAATTCAAATTTCATATAAGATGAAAACATTAAAACAATACCTAGAAAGTAAAGGTATTTCAAAAGAAGATTTCGATGCAATGGAAGCTAATAAACAAGCTGAAGTTTACAACGAATTAAACACGGTAAATTCAGAGGCTTTTAAAGTTTTGAATGATGCTACAGATGCTAACAAAGATGAAATTGCAAAGTTTCAAAATGAATTGTTAGAAATGAGAAATGAGCAAGCTGACTCAATTAACAAGAAGCTTGAATCACAGATGGAAACAATGGGAATTGAGTTGAAGAAACTTAAGGACGTTGCGGAAGGTGATATCTCATTGACTAACAAAGACACTCTAGGAGGTCAGTTAGAAGCGAATGCAGACAAGTTGAAGGGTATCATGGAAAACAACACTCGTGAGGAAATCACGTTTAAAGTTGTTGGTGATATGACAATTGCAGGTAATATTTCAGGAGGTAATGTTCCAGTTGAACAAAGAGAGCCAGGAGTTAACAACATCGCAAGACGTCAAATCTTTATCCGTGATTTAGTAAACAACGGAATTGCAATTTCAAATGTTATTTCATGGGTTGAACAAACAGGAGTTGAAGGTGCGCCAGCAGGAACAGTTGAGGGTACACTTAAGAACCAAATCGACTTTGATCTTGTTGTAGTGAACGAATCAGTTAAGAAACGTACAGCATTCATTAAAGCTTCAACAGAAATGTTAGGTGATATTGACTTTATGCGTTCTGAGATTGATAACGAGCTTATGCAACGCTTAGGATTGGATATTGACAACCAAGTATTGAATGGTGATAACGTAGGGCAAAACCTTAACGGTATTATTACTCAGTCAACTGCATTTGCAGCGGGTACTTTTGCTGTGTCTATTGTTACTCCGAACTTAGTTGATGTGTTGACAGTAGCAGCGAATCAAATCGTTATTGCTAATCACATTCCAACAGTTCACGTTGTACACCCTTCTGATTTAACTCAATTGAGAGTTACTAAAGCAACAGACGAGCAGTACATTAATAGATTGTTAGACGTTAACGGAACACTTACTTTAGATGGTATTCCTGTAGTTGCTAATACTGGTATTGCAGTAGATAACTTCTTGACAATGGACGGAACAAAAGATACTGTATTCTCTAAAGGTGAAATGACTATTAACATCGGTTTAGATGGAGATGATTTCACTAAGAACATGAGAACAGTACTAGCTGAATGGAGAGGATTGAACCGTATTAAAGGAAACGATACAACAGCGTTCGTAACAGGAGTTATTTCAACTGCTATTACAGCACTTACTAAACCATAAACTTAAATAACTAGCAATATGGCTAAGACAAACACACCAAAGAAAGCAGAAAATGAAACTCCAGTAGTTGAAGTTGATGCTGCAACTATCGTTGAAGATGTGAAAGCAGAAGAAGCGCCAGTTGTCAAGGTTCCAAAGAAAGAGAAAGCACCCAAGGCGGTAGCGAAGTTTGACCCTAAATCGGTCTCACAGTCTACTAAGTCGGTGTCTTTTGAATGGTCAAAAGGTAAAAAATCAGGCACTAAGGAAACTATGTCTGAGAATGTTGCTGAGATCATGGAGCACAAAGGATTAGGTAAAAAAAGTTAAATAAATAAGAAATGGCAATTCTACAGGTTACAGATTTTCAGAGTGGAAGGTATAAGATACCAGTTAAGACGGTTCAAGACTCAGGTTTTACGTCTATCATTGACAAGGTTGAGAATACTTACCTACCGAGATTGTTCGGAGTAGAATTGTATGATTTATTTATTGCTGATTTAAGCGTGGGAACACCTCAAGTACCGAGTGACCCACGCTTCCTAAAAGTTTTCAACGCATTTAACGACCAAACAGACGATTGTTTAACACAGTCAGAAGGGATGAAAGTAATGTTAGAAGGCTTAGTTTATTATTTATACGTCAGAGATGGTGTAACACGCGTAACTACAGACGGAGTAAAAGTAACCACTGGTGAAAACTCCGACAACATAACGGCTATTGGGCACGATATCACATCAAGATACAATGAGGCAATTGCAACATATCAAGTAATTCAAAACTACATGTGTGTTGTTGATCCTGACACGTATCCTGAGTACGAAGGAGTGCACGAACGCTTTAATCATATATTCTAATGGCGAATAATCTGGTTGACATAGTAAAGGGTATTGTATCCAATATTGATTTAAACCTTCCTGTAATTTCTATTACGGCAGGAGAGACAATCTTTCTATGTTCTACTTTGCATATAACTGTTGGGGTTACGATTGAAGATGAAAACAATAACCAGTATTTAGTCACTGAATTAGTGGATAATGTATCAATAAAGGTTAGTCCTTTAGGTGCTTCACCCGCTGCTTTCATTGGAACTATTGTTGTAGCGCATGTTATTAATGTTCTACACGGAAGTCCAGCAAGCACAAACAACGAGTATTTAGATATTGAGCAAGTTTCAAGAGATAAAACGCCATTTATTTGGCTATTAGAGTCTTATGAGTACGAGCAGTTACCATTAGATTCGTCTATAGTAGCTAAGTATCAAGCTCGTTTGTTCTTTATGGACTTAACAAGTGAAGAGCTTTGGATCAATGACCAACACAATGACTTAGCGATAAAGCAAATGGAGAACTTACAAATAGCTTTCAAGGAGGTTATTGATAACGACTA